TATTTCATCAATGTGAGATATTTTGAGTTTACGATATTCACAACATAAATTAATATAACCCTGAGGTGATATATTAAGTGTTACTAATGGTGCTTTACAAGTTAATCTTGTCATAATATTTCCAAACTCTATCAAACTCTTTGTTTATCGCATGACATATTTTTGTGTCTTCAGGTATTCCTCTATTATCATCATAAAAGAAATGCCACTTACTATCTAACCATTGTATTGGAACTTTATTAGCTACAATCTTGTAAGAAAAAATAGTTTCATTATCATATCCAAAAGTTTTTACTACATTTGGTGGATACATTTCAGAATTATCTTTTAGATAAGTCATCAACTCAAAGTCTTCTTTTAAATTATAAAAATACTTTAGTTTCGACCAATGTTTTTTATTTGCGCCAACTATTGCTGTATTTACCACATCACATTGAGGACTATAACCTCTGTATTCTAACATGGCCATCGCATTAAAATATTTTGCTGACGGAGATCGAATTGTACCTTGTATATTATATACACTACCAGCGGTTGGTCTTATTTTATCATTATTGTGTAAGATTGCAATTCCTTTTTCTAAATCCCATACATCAAAAAAATTTTCATTTGTAAGAGGTACAGCATCAAAGTCTAGATATAAAACTTCATCAAAATAATTAACAAGTCTATCTAGAATGTGTAACTTATATTTGTTTATTATATTATAGTCTGTAAGAAAAGGATATTTTTTAGAATACTCTTCGTGAAATTTAATATAGTCTTCATCATATTCATACATTTGAAACTCTGCGCCAATCTTATCTGCATAGCGTTTTTTACTCTCTATGAGTTTATCATAGTGATCGATAAACGCCTGTTTCATTTTTAAATTCATTGGCGTTTGATTTTCTTTGAGAATATGCTTGTCGAATATATCTAGTTTATCTTTGGGAACATCAATATATAACGAATAAATAACCCTTGACATTGTAACCTCAATTGTTTATAATAAATCAAAATATTATAACTATTTATAGAGGATTTGTCAATGAAAATATTAGTAACAGGTTCTGCTGGATTTATTGGAAGACACTTAGTTGAAGAACTAGAGTGTGATAATCATGAAGTTGATGGTTGGGATTTACACGGTAGAAACTCACACGGTCAACCAGCACCTAGAAACTTTAGAGACTTAACTGAGGACTATCTAAAATCATTTGATAGGGTTGTACATTTAGCAGCTCTAGCAGATGTAAGAGCATCTTTTACTAACCCAGATAAATGGTTTGTTTCTAACGTACACTGGTCTACAAATTTATTTAAATTATGTTCTAAGTTAGAAATACCAATGATATATGCATCATCTTCAAGTGTCCACAATTGGCATAGTAATCCATATGCAGGTTCTAAAAAAGCAATGGAAGCTGTTGCAATCGCAACAGGCAAACATATAGGACTTAGATTTACAAACGTTTTTGGTGATGGTTGTAGACCTACAATGTTAACTCAAAAAATGATTGATAAAACACTTAAATATAAGACCACACATACTAGAGATTTTATACATGTGTTAGATGTCTGCGATGCGATTAAAATATTCATTGATAGAAAAGATTTTTATATGAATTGGACACAACACACATATGAAATAGGTAGTGGAAAAGGAGTAAAAGTAAATGAATTGGTAGATAAATACTATCAAAACATACCCGTAAAGGATGGTCATAGTGGGGAAAGTCTTGATAATACTGCAAATATTGAAGACATTTTATCATTGGGGTGGCAGCCAAAAAGGGATTTAGATAAATACTTAAAAGGAAAAATACATGGCCAATCCAAATTCAAAGAGTACATTAAAGGAATATTGCCTAAGAAATTTAGGTAAGGGTGCCGTAGATATTAACGTTACAGACGATCAAGCAGACGATAGATTAGACGAAGCATTACAATACTTTGCTCATTACTATTACGATGGTATTGAGAAGATGTATCTCAAATACAAAATTACAGCAGACGATATTACAAGAGGAGCTGCAAACGCAACCACAACAGCAACAGATATTGCAGACACCTCAGTTACAGCATCATTTGAAGAAGGCAAAGGTTTTATTCCTATGCCAGACTCAGTAGTATCCGTTTTAAAAATATTTAGCTTTGATAATTCTGCTACAAACAATATGTTTGATATCAGATATCAATTAAGATTAAATGACCTGTATGATTTCTCTTCAACAAGTATTATACATTATGAAATGACAATGCAACATCTTGATTACTTGTCACATTTATTGGTAGGTGAAAGTCCAATTAGATTTTATGAACATCAAAGAAGATTGTATATTGACATGGACTGGTCAAACGATATTAAAGAAAATGATTATTTAATTATTGAGTGTTACAGAAAACTTGACCCTAATACATATACCGACATATACAACGACATGAATTTAAAAAGATATGCAACTGCTTTGATTAAAAAACAATGGGGGCAAAACTTGTCTAAGTTTAATGAGGTTCAATTACTAGGTGGTGTAACTATGAATGGTGAACAAATTTATACACAAGCTCAAGAGGACATCACTAGACTAGAAGAACAAATACAAAACATGCAATACCCCGATATGATAATTAAGGGATAATACAATGGCTGTCAACAGCTTGTTCAAAACTTCTGGTACTACTAATACCACAGAAAAAAATTTGTATTCAGACTTGATAAAAGAGTCTATTCAAATTTATGGACATGACGTAAATTACATTGATAGAACTTTACAAGCTAGAGATAATATCTTTGGCGAAGATAGTTTATCTCAGTTTAACAAAGCACAAACGATTGAAATGTATGTCGAAGACTCATCTGGTGGATATCAAGGTGAGAAAGAAGTCATGCAACAATTTGGTCTAGAAAATAGAAACGAGATTACTTTTGTTGTTCATAGAAAAAGATTTGATGATGTTGCTCGTCAAATAGATATTGAAAGTGGTACAGATACTACTGAAGGTTCGATACTTTTAGAAAGTGGAACAATCACAGCGAATACCACAAACAACGCCTCACAATCTTTTGAAAGTGCGTATCTAAGAAAAGAAGATGACACACTTGGTGAGTTCGCAACAAGACCACTAGAGGGTGATCTAGTTTTTCATCCAATACTTAAAAAATTATTTGAAATATCTTTTGTAGATCATGACGAACCATTTCATCAATTAGATAATAACCCTGTTTACAAATTAAGATGCAGACAGTTTGAATACTCTAGCGAGGAACTAAATACTGGCGTTACAGATGTTGATGCTATTGAAGATGCATTAACAGTAGATACTTTAGGTCATCAATTTACACTTGAGGCTGAAAGTGCATATAACGAAAGTATCGCTCTTGAATTCTTTACTGACTTGTCACAAACAGACACGTTATTAATGGAAGACAATGATGTGGTTGTACACGAAGATGATAGTAGATCAATTGGTACTAATATTCTTCTTGAAGGTTCTGACCCATCAGTTACAAGTTATCTAATTCAAGAGACATATATAGTTGGTGACGGTACAATAGATGTAACAAGTCAAAATGAGTTATTTGATAAAGCAGATGACTCGATATTAGACTTCTCTGAAAGAAACCCTTTCGGTGATGCTGGAGAATAGAAAATGTTAGGAACACAATTTTATCACGAAACAATCAGAAAGATGGTTGTCTCATTTGGTACGATATTTAATAATATCAATATAGTTAGAAAAGACAACAATGGTACGATCATTCAAAAAATGAAAGTTCCTCTAGCATATGGGCCAAAACAAAAATTTTTAGCAAGACTAGATCAAGATGCTGATCTGACAAGTAAAGTAGCAATCACTTTGCCTCGTATTGGTTTTGAAATTCAAAACATGGCGTATGATACTGCAAGAAAATTAAATAGAGTTCAAAAGTTTAAAAAAGTAAAAAGTGGTAAAACTGACCAAATAGAAAGTCAGTTTATGCCAGTTCCATATAATTTAGATTTTGAATTGTTTATTATGGCAAAGCAATCAGATGATGCGTTACAAATTATAGAACAAATATTACCATACTTTCAACCAGACTATACAGTAACAATTAATGATATGGCAGATATGGGTATTAAAAGAGACGTACCTATTGTTTTAAATTCTATCGGATACGAAGATAGTTATAGAGGTGAGTTTACAGAAAGAAGAGCAATCATTTATACTCTTCAATTTACTTCTAAGTTTTATCTATACGGACCAGTAACAGATAGTAAAGTTATCAAACAAGTTACAGTTGACCAATTCACAGACTTACCTGATAAGTCACCAACTAGAGAACAAAGATATACTGTTACACCTAGACCAGCCACTGCTGATGCTGATGATGATTTTGGATTTAGTGAAACAACATCTTTTTTTGAAGACGCAAAAAACGATTAATTAATAACTTACTAGGTACACTATGACAGACAAAGTTGATGAAATTATTAATGATGCTTTAGGTGTTAAACCTAAAGAGATAATAAAAAAAGAATCTCAACCAATCATTCCTAGACCAAAAGAAAACGAAGATATTGACTCTGATTACAAATATCAAAGAGAAAATTTTTATAATCTTGTTGAAAGAGGTCAAGATGCAATACAAGGTATTTTAGATGTTGCTCAACAATCAGATCATCCAAGAGCATATGAAGTTGCTGGTAACTTAATTAAAAATGTTGCAGAGGTAACAGAAAAACTTGGTGATCTACAAGAGAAAATGAAAAAATTAAAAGATGTTCCTAACAAAGCTCCTAAAAATGTGACTAACGCATTATTTGTAGGTTCAACAACTGAATTACAAAAAATGTTAAAAAAGAAAAAGGATGATTGATTATAAAAATAATGGATTTGAAAATAAAGGTGGCGATTTAGATATAACAAACAAGTGTACCCTACAATGTCCTACGTGTGCTAGAGGAAACTTTAATTATAAATCTAACGATATACCTGGTAGTGATTTAACAATTGAAGAGTGGCAAGACTTAACAGATTATTTTTCTGCATTAACTCTCAATGGAACATATGGTGACCCTGTTTTTAATCCTCATTTAATTCAAATGTTACGTATTGCGTGTTCTAAAAATGTTCACGTATCTATTAGTAACGCAGCTTCTCAAAAACCTATGGAATGGTATATTGATGCATTTAGAGCTCATCCAAATGCAGAGTGGCGTTTTGGTATTGACGGATTGCCTTATCAAAGTTTTGCACATAGAATAAATCAAGATGGTGAACATCTATATGAAGTAATGAAAACTGCTAGTAAAATGGATATTAAATGTATTTGGCAATACATAGTTTTTAAATACAATGAAGACAAGATAGATGAAGCAATACAAATGGCAAAAGATATTGGAGTTGATTTAGAAATTAATTATTCTGGTAGATATACAGAGTTTTTAAAACCAACAAAGACTTTTGACATTGAAGAAGATAAAGAAGAATTTAGACCTAAGTGTTTAACAGATACCCAAGAAAGATTACCTTTTGTTGCAACAAATAAACAAGTGTTACCATGTTGTTGGTTAGATGCTCATGTTCAACACAAAGATAATATAGATAAAAGATTTGAACCACTATTAGATAAAAGTAACAATCTAAATAATAATAAAATAAAAGATATAGTAAATAGTAAATCATGGATATATTTTTTTGATAAAATTACAAATGGTGATGTACCTGAACTATGTAAGAAAAAATGTTCTACTAAAAGAAAAAGTTTATATAGAAAAAGAAAGTATTACGTAAATGGAAAGTTATCTAGGGAATCCTAATCTTAAAAAGGTTAATCAACCTAAAGAGTGGACTCAAAAAGAAATAGAAGAATATCAAAAGTGTATGGAAGACCCATTATACTTTATACAAACTTATATTAAAATTGTTTCTCTAGATGAGGGTCTAGTTCCTTTTAAACCATATAACTTTCAAAAAGATATGATTGGTACTTTTCATAATAATAGATTTACTATTTGTAAACTTCCTAGACAGTCTGGTAAATCAACTACTATGATTGCATATCTATTACACTATGCATTGTTTAATCCAAATACAAACATAGCAATACTTGCTAACAAAGCTGCAACTTCTAGAGACTTATTAGGTAGATTACAACTTGCATATGAGAACTTACCTAAGTGGTTACAACAAGGAGTAATGTCATGGAACAAAGGAAGTCTTGAATTAGAAAATGGAAGTAAAATACTCGCAGCTTCTACATCTGCCTCAACAGTTCGAGGTAGTTCATTTAATATTATTTTTCTTGATGAGTTTGCATATGTACCTGCTAGTGTTGCAGAGCAATTTTTTAGTTCAGTATATCCTACAATATCATCTGGTAAATCAACAAAGGTTATTATTGTTTCTACACCACACGGTATGAACATGTTCTACAAAATATGGAATGATGCTCAGTATAAAAGAAATAGTTATATTCCAATTGAGGTGCATTGGACAGAGGTACCAGGTCGTGATGAAAAATGGAAAAAAGAAACTATTGCTAATACAAGTGAACAACAGTTTGCCACAGAGTTTGAATGTGAATTTTTAGGTTCAACAAATACACTTGTCAATGCATCTAAATTAAGAACGATGTCTTATAAAGAACCTATTGTAAAACATGAGGGATTAAATGTTTATGAAAATCCTATAAAAGATCATAATTATATGATTACTGCTGATGTGGCACGTGGTACTAAAAATGATGCATCAGCATTTGTTGTATTTGATGTAACAAACATACCTTATAAAGTAGTAGCATCATTTAAAGATAATGAAATAAAACCTTTGTTGTTTCCACATAAAATACATCACGTTGCTAGGGCGTATAATAATGCATATGTTTTAGTTGAAGTAAATGATATAGGTGAACAAGTATCAAATAACTTGCATTTTGACCTAGAGTATGATAATATAATTATGTGTTATATGCGTGGACGTGCTGGACAAATTATGGGTAGTGGATTTAGTGGAGGTAAAGCCTCATTAGGTGTTAGGACAACAAAGGCAGTTAAAAAAGTTGGTTGTTCTAATATGAAACAACTTTTAGAAACAGATAAATTACTTGTAGATGATTTTGATATAATAAATGAATTATCAACTTTTATAGTTCATGGCAATCAATTTCAAGCAGAGGAAGGTAGTAATGATGATTTGGTTATGTGTCTGGTATTATTTTCATGGGCAACTGACCAAAGATATTTTAAAGAATTAACAGACCAAGATGTTAGAAAAAGAATGTATGCTGATAATCAAGATAGAATTGAGCAAGACATGACACCATTTGGATTTATAGTAGATGGTAATAATGATGAAATAGGAGAAACAGTAGATGAGTATGGAACAAGATGGTCACCCGTCACAATCAGAGACAAAGACACCGATTGGTAATTATTTTAGATACAATTGGAAACCCGATTATAGTAAGTTTAAATATTCAGGTTGGCAACTACTAGATAAGATAGATAAAAACGCACACATACTAGATATAGGATGTGGCTATAATTTACTTAAACCACACTTTCCAAATTTATATGGAATAGACCCACATAATAGCGATGCAGATCAAGAGATTGCATTTGAGGATTACAAACCACATAAAAATTTTGATGTTTATTTGGCGTTAGGAAGTTTAAACTTTGGAGATGAAAAAACAGTTGACAAACAAATAGAACATCTGTATAATATCACTAAAAAAAATGATATAATTTATTGGAGGCAAAACCCTGGGTTAAGCGATCATCCTTGGCAAGGTGTAGAGGAGATTGTATTTTTTCCATGGTCAGAAATATATAATCAATATTTTTGCAATAAGTATGATTTTGAATTGAAAGAATTAAAACAAGATAATGGTAATAGAATATACGCAGAGTGGATACGTAAATAAGTGGAAATAATATTTTTGTTATTAGGAATCCTTTACGGATTAATAGTTGGTTTAGTTCCAGCCGCAGGTGCAACGACTGGGTTAATAACTCTATTTGGATTTATGCCATATTTTGCATCTGACCCATATCTTGGTGTTATCTTTTGTGTTGCTGTTGTTGCATCCTCTACTACTGGTGACTCTTTTAGTGGAGTGTTGTTAGGAATACCAGGTGCAAACTCAGCTGCCGCAACAATGGTTGATGGATTTCCTATGGCACAAAACGGAGAAGCATCTAGAGCTTTATCTGCTGCAATAACATCATCAACTTTAAATGGATTATTCTTTGGTTCATTAACATTTTTATTTTTACCATACTATACAAACATTGTAATGTACATGGGTATACCAGAACTATGGGCGTTAGTTGTACTCGCATTTGTAACCGTTGGATTTGTCTCTACAAAAAATTATGTTAGAAGTATTATAGCAATTGTACTTGGTGTTACATTAGGACTTGTAGGTGTGGATGCAAACAATGTACCTAGATTTACTTTAGGATGGCAATATCTAGAGGATGGTATTCAGATACTTCCTTTTGTTGCAGGTCTATTTGCTATACCAGAATTATATTCAAGTTGGAAAAAAGGTAGTGCAACCAATGAAGTAGAATATATGTATAGTGGAACGTGGAAACAAGTTAGACAAGGTATCGTAGATGTATTTAAATTTTGGAAAGATAGTTTACGTGGAGGTGTCATAGGTTCTTTTATAGGATTACTACCAGGTCTTGGTGGGGCAATGGCAGATTGGATGGCATATGGTTCAACTGTTGCATCTAACCCAAACGAAAAATTTGGTATAGGAAACGTAAAAGGTGTTGTTGGTGCTGAAGGTGCAAACAATTCACAAAAAGCATCTTCATTTATACCAACAGTATTATTTGGAATACCTGGCGCTCCATTTGCAGCCATCTTGATGGGATTATTTTTATACATTGGAATAGACTTAGGTTCACCAGAAACTTTTTATGACAATAAATTATTTGATAGTATGGCGTTTGCATTTTTATTAGGAACTTTAATTACAGCATTGATTTGTTATGTGTTAGCATATTACTCTTCATACATTGCAAAACTACCATACAAATATTATTTCCCATTTATCCTAGTTGTAATTGTATGGGCAACTCTACAATATACTGGTGGATGGGAAGACATAGCAGTTTTAACAATTTTTAGTATCGTGGGTATCATTGCAAAGAAATATAAATTTAGCAGACCTGCTTTACTAATTGGTTTTTTGTTAAGTGATAGGATATACTCTTTGACTTATCAATTAACAACACTACATACAATAAATGATTTGATTACCAGACCAATATTCATAATCATTCTATTGTCTATATTAATAATACTATATTGGTCATTTACTAAAAGGAGTAAGTTAGATTATGCTTAGAATATTATTTGCATTGATTTTAATGACATCTGTTGCAAAAGCAGATTATACATTAGTTGTGCCTCAAAAACCCTCAGGTGGTACATCTGTTTGGTCACAAATTGTTGTGGCAGAGTGGGAAAAACATTTAGGTGAGAAGATTGTTCTTAAATACTTACCTGGTGCAAGAGATCAAATGGGCCCAAATCAATTTCAAAATGAATTTAGATTTGATGACAAAACAATTCTAGTATCACATGGTGGTAATGGAATATCTTATCTGATAGAACCTGTTGATTATAATTATACTGATTGGGATTCTATTGGACATATGAATCTTAATATTATCGTTGGAGCTGACGATGATATAGCAAATAGATGTTGTCAAGATATTAAATTTTCTGCAGGTTCAGGTATGATACCTGAGATCATGGCGATCACCATGTTAATGGGTGGGCCAGATATAAATCCGTATGTATCTTATGACGAAAATATAACTTTTGTAAAAGGGATGAGTGGGTCAGAAAGAAGACTTGCATTTATACGTGGAGACTTAAACGCAACTAGAGAAAATCCAGCCGCATATAAAAAACATGTAATGCCTTTAATAGAAAAAGGAGTTGCAGAGACATGGTTTCATCATGGAATATTAGATGTAGAATCTGGTAAACATATTGATGACCCTAACTTTTCAGAACCAACATTTGAAAAATTATATTTTTATATGTACAATGTAGAAGCAAGTGAAGCACATGGTGCTTTCTATGATGCATATAAACTTGTTAAGTCATGGAGAGACTCTTTACAAAAAGCGTTTTGGGTTAACAAAAACAATCCTAATAAACAAAAGTTAATTGATGCGTTAAACAAAATGATTGCAGACCCAGAGTCTGTGGCTGCGATTGAAAAGAAAGTTGGAAAATATAATTGGCGTGTAGGACAAGACGGTAACGATACTGTTAAAATTCTAAAGTCATTTATTACACCAGAAGCATTAAACGTATTGGTTCACTTTAGTAATACAAAACTTGGATATAACACGGTATATAAAGAAGAACTTACCAAGTAATGTCATATATTCTGTTTACAGGGGCACCCGGTTCTAAGTGGTCTGGTGTGGCCAGAGATATCTATAAATCAAAAGATATAGATCAATCTGACTACAAAAGAAATCGGGTGTACAAAAATAAAAAAGTAAAACATGTTGGTTCTTACTTTGACCCTGGTATGGAATTTGGACCTCAAAGAGAGGAGTGGGATAAACCTTTTTCTGGCAAAGGAAAAAGAATAATAAAATCCCACACCTTTTCTTATGATCTTGATAATTTAAAAGAGCATGGATATCCCATAGTATTTGTTCATAGACCAGATTATGAGTGTTATAAATGGTGGCAACAGGCAGGTGGATTTGATATAAAATACCCAAGTTATCAATGGTATGAAGATTTAGAAGGTATGTGGTGGCACATACAAGAACAAAATAGAGAAATTATGGATTTCATTAAAAACAATGAAAAGAATATAACAACACTAGAGGATAATTTCGATTTATTAGAAATACTTAAAATATCAGAACCTGAAGATTTTTCATATAGACTATACAGTAATGAAGATATTAAAGTTTATGTGTGGTTAAAGTAACTCAATAAGATCATTATCAAGTTTAATCCAACAATTATGACATATAATTTTAGAACTATCAATTAAATTAAGTATCTCTTGTCTACCTGCACCATTAACACCTTTTATTTTAGACAACTTACGTATATTGGAGTCATGAGGATGAAATTTTAGACATATTGTTTCACTCTCACCACAATTTTGACAAGACTTATCAGATAAATGATTATTTAGCCAAGATACACGTTTGTTATAGTGTCTTCTTGCCACTTTCTTGATGGTCTCTTTGTATTTTTCATAATGAGATTGCATAATGCACTATTTATATCTGGTCGGTCTATAAAAAACAGGGTTTAGAAAATTAAATATCTATAAATACAGATATAAAATAGAATGTAATAGCTATACATCAAAAGGAGAACAACAATGGCATTTTTAGTCTCACCTGGCGTTCAGGTAAAAGAAGTTGACTTAACAAATGTGGTACCAGCAGTAGCAACATCAATCGGTGCAATCGCTGGAGCATTTGAAAAAGGCCCTGTTTCATCTGTAACAACTATAACGTCTGAAGAAGACTTAATTAAGAATTTTGGCAAACCAAACTCATCAAACTTCGAGAACTGGTATTGCGCTGCGAACTTCCTACAATACACTAACAACTTGCAAGTAGTAAGAGCAGAAAGTGGAATAGTAAACGCAGTTGCTTCAGGAACAGCAATACTAATTAGAGATACAGATCACTATCTAGGCTCATTCTCTGCTGGAGAAGCGAGTGTTGGTGAGTGGGCTGCAAGAACAGCTGGAACACACGGTAACTCAATAGGAGTTTCTATTTGTGCAACAGCAACAGCATACGAAGAAATGTTGACATCATCTAACCAAACAGTTGGTGAGGATGCAGTAGGTTCAACATCAATCGCAGTAGATGACATCGATGCATCAGGCGATGAAATACACGTTGGAGATATCATATCTTTCTTTACAGACTCAGCAGGTACAACACCTGTAACTGGTGAAGACGGAAAACAATATGAAGTAACAGCAATTAATACTTCAACTAACGTTGCAACAATCAAAAGATTAGACGACCCTAACGGCGGTGGAGTTCATAACATTATACCTGATAACTCTTTTATCAAAAGACGTTGGAGATTTTATGACAGATTTGACGGAGCCCCTGGCACATCTGCATGGTCAACAGCAAACGCAAGAGGAACAGGTGACGAAATCCACGTTGTAGTTTACGATAGAACTGGTGATATCACTGGCGCAGCTGTAGATGTAAATGGCGAAAGACAAAATGCAATTATCGAAACTTTTGCAAACATGTCTAAAAACCCTAACGCAAAAACAGCTCAAGGTTCTACAAACTACTATCCAAATGTAATTTACAATCAATCACAATTCGTATATTGGATGGACCATAATTCATCTGGTTCGAATTGGGGAACTGACACAACATCAGCATATACAGCTGTTGATACACCAACTGCTACAAACTTATCTGGTGGAACAGACGATTACTCATTAACAAATGGTGAGTTAAGACTTGCATATGATAAATTTGCTGATACAGAGTCATTAGACATTAACTTAGTAATTGGTGGTTCATCTTCAATAGCTGCAGATACAGCATCAAACATGGATACACACGTTACTATGATTACTGATCTGGTTGAAAAAAGACGAGACTGTGTAGCATTTGTATCACCATACAGAGCTGCAACAGTTAACATAGCAAATGACACTACACAAACTGAAAACGTAAAAACTGGCTTTGATGCATGTCCAAGCTCATCTTACGTAGTGTTTGATAGTGGATACAAATACATGTATGACAAATACAATGATGTTTACAGATTTGTACCATTAAATGGTGACATTGCTGGTCTTTGTGCATTTACAGATAGAATAGCAGATAGTTTCTTTTCACCTGCTGGATTTAACAGAGGTAACATAAGAGGCGCAATCAAATTATCATACAATCCTAACAACGCTCAAAGAGATATACTTTACAGAGCAAGAGTTAACCCAGTTGTTAACTTCCCAGGTCAAGGTGTTGTATTGTTTGGTGACAAAACTGCATTAACTAAACCAAGTGCTTTTGATAGAATTAACGTAAGAAGATTATTCTTGTTAATGGAAAAAGCAATCGCAACAGCAGCTAAATTCCAACTCTTTGAATTCAACGATGAATTTACAAGAGCACAATTTAGAAACTTAGTTGAGCCATTCCTAAGAGACATACAAGGTCGAAGAGGAATATCTGACTTCTCAGTTGTTGCAGACGCTTCAAACAATACTGGCGAAGTAATTGACAGAAATGAGTTTGTCGCAGACATCTTTGTCAAACCTGCAAGAGCTATTAACTTTATCACATTATCGTTCATAGCAACTAGAACAGGTGTAGCGTTTACCGAAGTAGGAGGAGCGTAAGATGGCAAAAATAGACGATTTTAAAGCAAACCTAATTGGTGGAGGTGCAAGACCCAATCAGTTTAGAGTAACTATTACACCACCACCAGGTATCGCAATTGGATTAGATGTAAGAAGAAGTTCATTCTTAGCAAAAGCTTCAAACTTACCAGGTCAAACACTTGGTGAGATACCTATACCTTTCAGAGGTAGAAATATCTACATCGCTGGAGACAGAGAGTTTGATACTTGGTCAACAATCTTTATCAATGATACAGACTTCATGGTAAGAAATGCAATAGAGCGTTGGATGAATGGTATCAATGACATGGTTGAAAACACAGGTGTTTCATCACCAGCAGAATATCAAGCTGACTTGTTTGTTGAGCAACTAGATAGAGATGACACTATTCTTAAAACTTACATTATGAGAAATGCGTATCCGTTATCAACACCACAGATAGAAGTGGCTGCTGACTCAACGAATACCATTGAAGAGTTTGAGGTGACATGGAGATATCAACACTTTGAATCAAGTGGCGTTAACTTCTAATTTACCTACATAAATACATAAGAACGTAGGAGTACATTATGGCAGAGCTATTCGGATTTAAATTCGAAAGAATAAAAGATACAGAAAGTCAAGAAAAGTTTACCCAAAAATCGCCTGACGATGGTACGGTTGAAGTCGCAGGCGGTGGGCACTTTGCTCAAGTTCTAGATCAAGACGGAAGAGATAGAAACGAGAATGATCTCGTAAGAAGATATCGAGATATTGCACAACAACCAGAGTGTGATAGTGCAATTGAAGATATCATGAATGAAGCTATCGTTGCTAACGAAAGAGATCAATCAGTATCAATCATAACTGATAACTTACCACATACAAAAAGAATTAAAGATAGAATTAGAGAAGAGTTTGATAGTGTTTTAAAACTATTAGACTTTGATACAAAAGGACCAGATATTTTTAGACGTTGGTATGTGGATGGTAGAATATATTATCACAAAGTAATTGACACTAAAAATCCTAGAATGGGTATTCAAGAAGTTAGATACATTGACCCAAGACAAATCAAAAAAGTAAGAGAAATTAAAAAACAACCTAAAGCAGTAGGACCAGATGTAATTAAAAAACAAGAAGAGTATTACATTTACAACGCAAAAGGTAATTATACTGGTACTGGTTCTAGTAATATGATTGGTGTAAGACTATCACCAGACTCAGTAACTTACTGTCCATCTGGTTTAATTGATGCAAATAGAAATATGGTTTTATCATATTTGCACAAAGCAATTAAACCTGTCAATCAATTAAGAATGATTGAAGACAGTCTTGTTATTTACAGAATATCAAGAGCACCAGAAAGAAGAATTTTTTACATCGATGTAGGTAACTTACCAAAAGCAAAAGCAGAACAATACCTAAAAGATGTAATGCAAAGATACAGAAACAAATTAGTTTATGATGCGAAGACAGGTGAGATCAGAGATGATAGAAATCACATGTCAATGCTTGAAGACTTCTGGTTACCAAGAAGAGAAGGTGGCAGAGGAACAGAGATTACAACATTACCTGGTGGAAACAACCTAGGTGAGATAGAAGATATAACTTACTTCCAAAGAAAATTATATCGTTCTTTAAATGTTCCAATCTCTAGACTAGAAGCTGAACAAAACTTTTCTTTAGGAAGATCAACAGAGATTACTAGAGACGAATTGAAGTTTACAAAATTCGTACAGAAAGTTAGAAAAAAATTCACGCCATTATTTAATGACATGCTTAAA